CCTTTCGACGCCGAGCTCCTGGCGTGGTGCCCGGAGGAGTCTATGGTCGAGAGGGAGAAGAAGCAGAACATCCCCTACTCCAGTTGGGTCCGCGACGGCTGGCTGACCGTCACCGAGGGGAGCCGGATCGACCAGGAGAAGGTCCACGCCGACATCATGGCTTTCCTCGAGCGACACGAATGCCGCGGGGTCGGCGGTGATCCGTACCACCTCGACTGGATCGCCACGAAGATGCAGAGCGACGGGATCGAGGTCCACAAGATCCGGCAATCGATCGGCTACCTGACGGGCCCCTCGAAGATGCTCGAGGATCTGGTGAAGTCCGGGAAGCTCCGCTACCGCTCACCGATCATGTCGTGGGCCTCCAACAACGTCTGCATCTGGGAGGATCCAAACCTGAACATCCGGCCCGACAAGGCGAAGAGTTCCGAGAAGGTCGACCCGATCTTCGCCCTCATCAACGCGCTCGCCCTGGCCTCGACCGACGCGGAGCCGGAAGGCGGTGCCTTCGCCCTCACGGCGCTCTGAACTTCACCGCCACGCCCCTCCCCTGTCCCATGGCCACATGGGACTCTTTGACCTCATTCCGTTCCGCCGAGCCAGGCCCCAGCCCACGCCCCCGGCGGTGGAGCTTCGAGGCTTGTCCGATGGGTCGGGCCCTTGGTCGACGTTCATCTCGTCAGACGCTGTCACCCCCGAAGTGGCCGTCCGCACCACGGCGATCCTGTCGTGCGTCCGCTTCCTGGCCCAGAGCGTGGCGTCGATGCCGCTGCGGGTGATCCGCACCACGCCCGACGGGCGGAAGTCAAACGCCGTCGACCTGCCGTGCTATTCGGTTCTGACCGACACCCCCAACGCCACGCAGTCCCTCTACGAGTGGATTGAAAGCACGATCTACCACAGCGCCTTGTGGGGCAACTCCTACTCCCGGATCGTGCCAGGAATCGATGGCGGGTTCTGCTCCTCCCTTGAGCTCCTCCACCCGAGCCGGATGCATCCTCGACGGATGAGCGACGGATCGATCGGCTACCGCTATCTCTACCCCCAGGGGGCCGGGCCCAACGGGCAGACCGGCTTCGTCGACTTTAGCCAGGACGAGATCCTCCACCCGCGATGGATCTCCGACAACGGCATCGTGGGCCTGGTCCCGTCGACGCTCTGCGCCACCAGCGTGGCACTCGCCCGCGAGCTGGACATCGCGGCCCGTGCGTTCTGGAGCAACGGCGCGCGTCCCGACATCGTCATCGAGACCGATGAGACCCTGAATCAGCCGGCCATCGACGCATTCCGCGATCAGTGGCGGCAGATCTACGGCGGCTCAAGGAACCGTGGCGGGGCCGCGATCCTCCCGAAAAAGGCCAAACTGCAAACCATCGAGTCAAACAGCAACGAGGCTTCCGAGTTCTCCCAGCTTCGGCGGGATGTGACCGCGGAATGTGCCACCATCTTCGGCGTCCCCGGCTCGCTCGTCGGGGTGCGCGAAGCGATGAAATACGCGACGACCGAGCAGGAGCATCTATCCGCCCAAGTGTGGTGCCTTCTCCCCTGGGAGAAGCGCCTCGAAGGGGCCATCAACCGAACCATCCTGACGCCCCGCAGCGGCCCGCAGTACGCCGGAGTGAAGTGCAAGGTCGACAATCGCGGCCTGTTGCGCGGTGACAGCGCCGCGCGCGGGGCCCTCTACGACACGCTCGCCAAGTGGGGCGCGTTGCGCCCCGCCGAGATGCGAGACCTCGAGGACTTCCCCGAGTTGGACGAGCCGGCCGCTAGGGAGACATACATCCAGTCGGGCTTCGTGCCGCTGCGTGAGGCTGCCGACGCTTCGCTCTCCGAGGCGCAAGTCTCTTCGCTCCTGGCTGTGCTGGCTGCCGTCTCCGCGGGGACGCTGGCCGCTCCCGCGGCCGAGGCCGTCATCGCCGCCGCGTACCCGACGCTGTCCGATTCAGCCGCGTCCATCGTCGCCGGCGCAAGGGGGACCACATGAGCATCGAAACCCGGACGCATGACGCCGACGGAGACGAGATCGAGACCCGCTTCCTGGTCGCCGACCTCGCCCCGGTCGCCGTCGAGGAGCGGGCCGATGGGCCGCCGACGATCAGCGGTATCGCTCCGCCGTGGGATTCATGGTCAGAGGATCTGGGTTTCCGGGAGAAGTTCCTACCCGGTTCGTTCCTCGATGTCCTGGCATCGAAGCGCCTCGATGTCGTGCTCGCCTGGAATCACGACGAGTCATTCCCACTCGGGCGGAATCGCAACAACACGCTCGACATCGCCGAAGGGGCCAAGGGGCTCGAATACCGTGGCACCCCCCCGCAGCCGAGCCAGCGCGTCGACGAGTATCTGACCCTCATCCGGGGCGGCTACGTCGCGGGCAGTTCGTTCGCCTTCACCGTCAAGAGTGACCCGGCCTCGGAGACATGGGCGACGGACGCGAAGGGGAATATCACCCGCACCATCACGAAGGTGTCGGGGCTCTACGACGTTTCGGTCGTCACCCGCCCCGCCTACTCCCGATCCACAGTCGCCCTCCGCCGGCGCGATCTGTTCGCCGCGGCCAACCTGACCGAGGCCGAGCGCCGGGCGATCGTCGAGCGTGAGGCCGACGACCAGGCCGACAAGGTCCGCCGGATCGCCATGGACCGCAAGAAGCTCGACGCGCTGATCAGGGCCCGGGCCGCGTCGATCCTCGCCAGGATGAATGCACATGGCTGACCACCGCTGCCGCTGCGGGGAACGGATGCGGATCCGCACCTCGAAGCGGTCCGGGGATTCCGCGGTCCAGTATCTCCGGTGCACATGCGGAGCGGCAGTGAGGGTCTTGGTTCATTCCCGTGATATCTGGAGGCGGAAGAGATGACCATCTGCATCGACTTTGATCAGACCTACAGCCGCAACCCCGCCATGTGGGACCAACTGCTAGAGGCCGCGGAGATCGCCCAGGTTGAGGTGATCTGCATCTCCCGGCGCGAGGACACGACCGACAACCGGCAGACCATCCGGGCCGCCTTCGGTGACGAGTTCCAAATCCTCTCGGCCCTGATCCTGTGTGGGCCCAACACGGCCAAGGCCGACGCCGCCAAGGCCGCTGGCTTCGCTGTCGATGTCTGGATCGACGACAGCCCCGAGGCCATCCCGTCGACCAGCCCGACCCGGGCCGCCCTTCTCAAGGCCGAGCAGGCCGCCGCTCGGATGGATGCAGCCATGAAGGGACAGACCGCATGACCCCCGAGCAACTCCAAACCGCCGTCCTCGCCTTCATCGCCTCGGCACGCCTCAAGGCCGCAGGCGGTCTGACCGTCGCCGAGTTCGGCTCGCTCGTCGTCGAGGTCATCCGCCTGGCGGTGGCCGGGCTCGACACGATCAACACGCTCGACGGGGCCGCAAAGAAGGCGTGGGTTCTGGCCTGCGTCGGCTCGCTCTTTGACGCGGTGGCCGACGCCTGCATCCCGCTGCTCGCCAAGCCTGTCTGGTGGATCGTCCGACCGGCTGTTCGGACGCTCGTCTTGTCCGCGGCCGGCGGGGCTCTGGAGCAGATCCTGGCCCTCACCCGCGCTGCCGCCCCGGAGCCCGTCGCATGACGACCGCCGCCCTGCTCGCCGGACTGGCTGTGGCCTACCTGCTGTGGACCCGCCCGGCCGCCCCGCAGGGGCTGCCGCCGTTGTCGCCGCTCCCGGCTCCCATGCTGCCACCGATCGCCCCCGCGGCCGGAGTCTCGCCGCTGCTCCTCGGGGCGATCCTGCTGCCGTGGTGTCTGATTGCCTGGACACATTTGGTCCAGCCGGCTCCCGTCCCAGGCCCGCAGCCCGGCCCCGCGCCGGTGGTCGGGCTCGATCTCCGGGGCCGATTCGTCGGGCCAGACGCCGCGGCCGACGCCGGTCTGACGGCGGCTCTCCTCGAGGAGCTGGCTGCCGCGATCGAATGGGATGGCCAGCAGCAGGAGCCGCGCCTCCGCACCGGGGCCGCGTTCGACGATCTGCGGCGCGCCGCTCGGGAGCTGCGGTGCGAAGGCGTCTCGCTCGGGGCTCGTCAACCCGCGGTCAAGGATGAGATCAAACGCTATCTCGATGCCGAAGTCGGCACCGACGGCGGGCCTGTGGACGCGAAGAAGCGGTCGGCTTGGGTGTTCGCGTTCAAGAGCATCGCCCAGGCCGCAGCGGAGGCGACCCGATGACCGCCCGTCAACGCACCGTCTGGACATGGTCTGCGGTCGGGTTCGTGATCTTCGCGGCCGTCATCGGCGCGCTCGTCGAGCGGGCCACGCACCGGCTCGCCGCCGGTGTCGAGGGCCGGTTCGGGTGGAAGCCAGACGTTGCGGGAGCCGATGCGTTCGTCGCGTCGATGGGGCGCGAAGGAGTTTTTGCCACGGCAGCCAAAGATGCTATGGCGGTGCCGATTGGCCAAGACGTTTTCCTGTGGCGCGCGGCTGACCGTGCCAGCCGCAAGGCATACGGCATCCCCTTCAAGGTAAGCAACCAAGCCTCAGTCGGTTCGTGCGTGGCGCACGGGGCGCAGCACGCCGTCTATCTCGCGGAGTCTCTGGCATGGGACGCAGGATTGCGGGCCGACGTTCCGCTACGGCCATCGACTCCCAGCTTCTATGGCGGTTCCCGTGTCGAAGCGCGGGGCAGGCCCGGCGACGGGCGGCAGCCGGTCGGCGGATGGGAGGACGGCTCCACCGGATACCACGCGGCGAAGTGGGTTCGGGATTGGGGCGTGACCTATCAGAAGCCCTACGCCGATTTCGGCTTCGATTTGACCAATGGGCAGCACCTTGAGCGCGAGTGGGGAGCCTACGGCAACGGCGGCAAGAACGACGCCGGACGCTTCGATGACGAGGCCAAGAAGCACCCCATCAAGAAGGTCTCCCGCGTCCAAACGTGGGACGAACTTGTCCAAGCAATTTCCGCTGGGCTGCCGGTGACGATTGCCTCGAATGTTGGATTCGTGGCCAACGCCCGCGATGCGGATGGATTCATTCGCCGAAACGGACAGTGGGAGCACCAGATGGCGATCGGTGCAGTGAGGTGGGCGAAAAACGCGCCGCCCGGCACGGCGAATCCGCGGGACGGAGTCCTCGTCTTCAATTCGTGGGGGGAATCGTTTCCTTCCGGTGGCGGTGGCAAATACCCGTCCGATCAGCCTGACGGTTCGTTCTGGATTGTCCGCGCGGATGCCGAGGCTGTGTTGGCTGCCGGCGACTCCTGGTCGTTCTCGACCACAGCCAACTGGGAGCCCGTGCCCCTCGACAACGGCAACTGGCTCCAGCCAGCCCCCGCCGCCGCCCGCCCGCAACCTGCCCGCCTGATCGCCGACACGTTCTTTCTTGCCCCGTGAGGCCGCCATGCTGATCGACCGCCGCACCGTCGCCGTTGTCCTCGTCTGCCTGGCCGTCGGCTGGTGGCTGGGCTCCTCGCCGGCCAGCCCGATCAACCCGACGCCCCAACGGCCGGTCCTTGCCGCCGTTGGCCGGCTGACCCGGATCGCCGCGAGGCTCGGGCTGTGGATGGCAATGGCCGCCGAGCCTGCACCGCAGGCCGACGGCCGGCAACTTGTTCACGCGCCGTCGGTCGATGCCGACGGGCACCGCGTGGTCGACCACGGGGAGGGCTGGTGATGGCCATCTACCGCTCCCTCCTCGCCTGGCTCGCCTCGCTCTCCGCCGCCCCGGCCCC